GAGCATACTCCTGTATCCTTGGGTCTGTGACACGAATATTATAAGACATAGTGTCATAGAATTGCCCAAAGTAATTACTGCTCAAACGACTTTTCATCCTTCTTTTTTGTACACCAAAAGTCTCTATCTCAAAGAATTTCTTAGTGTGTGGATTATTTGTTATGGCCATACCCATGTCATACCACTTCTTCCTGTCACCGTTCAGATTTGCCAGCGTGTATAAATCGCGTCCGAGAGCCACCGCAAATTGATCGAGGTCAGGCGAATCGGCCAAGCTGAGACGGTGGGCCATGCGTGTGTAAAATTGCTGCAGAGAGGACTCGTTGAGCCTCTTCCAGACAATTGGATTTTCTTTAATAATACTCTTATCAAGTATTCCAATTATTTCCTTAAAAGCTTTTGGGGTTAAAAGCTCAGTGAATCTACCAAAAATGTTTGGCACACCTCTCAATTCAAGTGCAATTTGGGGAGCCACTGTGTCTTCCCATTTATTTTTTGCAATAATATTCTTTATAAAATTATCATGGAGATCATCTAGCTGTGTGACACCAAGCACAGGATCAATATAATTATCCTGAAGAAGACGCTTCAATGCATCAGTATCCTTACGTATTTGTGTTTCGATTGCATCACTGACATTCATTACATCGAACTTTATCTGCGATTGAGATACCGCTTTAAAATTTGTCCATGGCTCAGGATTTTTACGATATCTCACAAAAAGTGTCCTAAGATTATCCGTTACAACAGCCCTTTCATTTACACCCATTTGTGTTTCAAGACCACCCACAAATTTGGAGATAAACAATTTATCTTTTTTTAGTAAGTCTGTACTATCTTCAACAAGACGTAAATTATTAAAAAGAACATAAGGGTTAGGCTGATACATTCTAGTATCTTCGTATCTTCTGGTGATTGGATTAAATTTAAGTTGTTCTTCTGTAGGTGGATTGTTAAGCACATACTTCCTGGCAGCTTTCTTATTATGCACAAGAACACCACGATAGTTTGTGGTTGAGAGTGTGCCATCTAGTTCACCTGATTGTAGCAAGTAATAATCTTTCAAGGTCTGCTGAAGTTTCGCATCACCCAGGAGATCTTCAGGGTGTGATATGCCTAATTGCATTGAATCAAGCTTTTCTTTAGCCAGAGCGAACTTATGAGTGTCTCCGGGAACATTGAAAGATGTCATCGATTTAAGTTCATTGAGACCTATAGAGTTACCCTCTGGATTTGTGAATTTCTTGAGTTCCAAATCACCTTTGTTAAACATATCAACTTTCTGATAATCACCTAGATGCTTTAACTGTACATTTTTAGGTTGTCTCAGAAGCCACTCGTTATAAGACTCTTTAAGAGGTGTCTGACCGTCATACTTCTTTATCTGCTCAGGTGATAGCTTCTGGAGATTCCTTCTGCGTATCTGGGCCACTCCTTCAAGCTTACTCATATCATCCCATGATTTAAACACAGGGACTGTGGTTGAGCGACATGAAATATGTGCGGGAGGAAGATGAACTGTGTCACTCGTGGGATAGATTGTACCATCTCTATGCGCACAAAGAGGAGTTGTTCTACTGTCCAGAACGGCCACATATTGCCAACCATTTATGGCTTTCGAATTAACTTCATAGACAGATTGATCCACCTGAGAGTGAACTGAAGTGATGGCTGTGACCACAAGAGATTTAGATTGATTCCTCGTTATGTTAAAGATGTTTCCTTTACGAATATTTAGAGCTATTTTCTCCACAGATAACCCTTCAGAAATACCCTTACGTATCAACGCTTCAATACGTTTCTTTTCACCCAAACTAATCCCCGCCCAATTTGAGGCTAATGTTCGATTACTCACAAGAGGTTGTTTCAACACAATATTTTCAGCAACACTTCTAGTGGGTTTATTGGTCCGCCAAATTTCTCCCACAGAGCTTTCAATGTTCTGAAAGGTGTAGGAGAGTTGATCTTTGGCGAAATCTATGAGTGATTTATTTGAGTGTCTGTATACTGTTCTAAATGTCTTTGAAAGATCTTTGTCGATAGCTTCTCTAAGTGTCTCAAAACCTTTTACTGAGAGATTTGCTTCACGTATAAGCTTATCAACTCTGACTGAATGATCGTTTATGAGAAGCTCAACTTTACCATTGAGTCGTCTCTCCCATAAACGTACCATCGCAGCCCTGTTTATTGCATTGTCATAGATTTCTTGATTTACTGTTGTCATGATTGTCCCTTAGGATCTGGTTAGTACCAACTCGTATAAGTTTGTTTCTTACATATTAGATGTGTTTTCCATCGTCTGCTGAGCGTACTGTTCATTAACTTTTTGAATAAGAATTTCATCTTGATTGATCTCTTCAACACCTGCTGTGTCATCATACTCAGGAGATAGTATATCGTTCTGCTTCAAGATTTGTAACCAAATAGATCTCGGAATAAGTCCTCCTTGATACCACTCAGTGGCCAATCGTAACCAATCGGCACCCAGAGGAATCGGGGAGAAGTCGTCAGATAAACTAAAATTAATCTCTGCAGCATCTACCTCAATCCCATATCGCCACTCAAGCATAAAAGCAATAACTTGACGCATCGTGGATGATACTTTCTGGTTGAGAGAACCCAACTGTGCGGTCTGTGCGGCATTCCTGAGTTGGAGGGCCACCCCTGACTGAGCAGATTCAGGGCTGAGCATTCTGATGCCCAGTTTGGCCATCTCCTCTATCGTCGCCCCAATCGCCCTGTCCATGTCCTGAAGTGCGGCTGTTGGAGTTTCAAGTACTGTCGCAGTGTCTCCTGCGCGAAGACGTATCCAACTACCCAGACCACTGTTCACTATGTCAAGAAATTCCTCATCAGGCATGTCTGAGGTGATCACAGGAGTATATGTGGAAGCACCATAAAGGAGATGATTTCTTCGGCTAATCTTATTATAAAGACTTATCTCTTTATCAATAATTGAAGACAGCATAGGCTCAGATGCTTCAATGGAGCCATTTAAAGGCCATGCAGGGATATATGTCAAACGCTCATCATTTAACAAAATATTGGTGATAGTCTCTTTCAACTTGAAAGTGCCTTTATCTACACTAGGATTTACAAGTTTAACACCATTCACAACATTAACTGTTTGGGATGGAGCTTCTTTTTCATATATCCTTTGTTGATAATAACCATCAATTAGCTCATGAACGCAAACTGTATCTATTTGCTCTGGGTGAAACTCACATTTATCCGTGAATTTCTCCACGAAACCTCTCGTTATGACTTTTGAGAGAGTGGTGTTTCCATTCTCCGACGTGGTGACATGCCAATTTATCACAAACTCAGCATCCCATTTTACAGGATATGGTTTAATACTGTCACGTTCTTCTTTGGAAAGGTTATGTAGCATTTCCTCTGATACTGAAGGGTGATCAACGTAAATCCAGCATCTACTTGACTGAATCTCTTCATACAATGCTGTATCTAAAAATGATGTTAAAGAGCTGTCATCTTGTCCAAACTCATTGATTATCCAACTATGAGCCTCTTTAGGAACACTTTTAGGCAAAGCCAGACTAGGACTCTTTCGAAGTAATCCTCCAACAAGCATCTTAGAGAATTGTGAGCATATACCAGGAAGTTCAGCTTCAGCTTTGTAAAAGTCATACTGTTGTTGTGACATAGAAGGAGAAAACGGAATCAACATGTTATCTATGGAAACAAGCCCATCAAGATCCTTCACAAATCTTTCTCCACTACACACAGCCTTACACTTCATCCATAAAAGTTTTAATGATTCATAAGAGGCATTTGGATCTGATACAGATTTTACAGTGGACTGCGAAGCGTTAATCACTGGCATTTTTAACTCCTCTCTAACATCTCATTAAATTCAGCCATTGTTCCTGTAAACTTATTTCCTGAGCGCTCATTTCTGCAACGTATTGTTTCATCACTGAGTTTTTCAATTATCCAGTAACATGGTTGGTTATCATAGGAATTTATTTCAGGAGTATCTTCTATGATGTCTTCGAACTCATTACTTTCCAAATCATTATTTTCCAACTCTTCAAGTTTTGGTATATTCATAAATAGCCTTTTTGGTTTAATTAAAGAAAGTGTTAACTATAAATTTTATTTTGAACCTGTTATTGCCTTAACAACAGTACTCCCAGGCCCCATCTTTTCAACTGTCCTCCCCACCATCCACACACCAACCACACCTGTCCATGCATACCAAAAATCCGTTGGTAGTGATAGCCCCGGCATAGGCTTGGCAAATATGAATGAAATTAAAGGAATTAATACATGAACTAAAAATATAAACAATAATCCTGAATAGACCACCATTGGTCGTGCTCTTTTTGTGAAAGGATCTTCTTGTTGCATTTCGGAGATCATCACAGACTTTTGAGTCTCCAATAGATTGGCTTCTCTTTTATCAATCAGTTCTTGAATTTTTATTTGAATAGCTGCCTTCTCAACTTCTGTGGCTTGTGGAGGAATAAATCTGTCTACCATATCCTTAGCAAAATCTGCCACACTACCAAGTCCGGTTAAATCCATCACCCTCTCCTTTGTGTATCGTATCTGTTATTCATAACATCAACCTTCTCTCATAATTTTAGCCAGCTCTTGGTATCTTGTTGGAAGTTCTCTGGCTACATTGGAATCGAGAATCTGTAAAGATGCTTCATTAAAATCTCCTATTTCACAAGCCAATAACATTTTTTTAAACTTTAATAAACCATTTACACCTACATTAAATGCAATACTGATAATTACATTATACCTGTTATTTGTGAGAGTATGCACCCAAGGAAGGAGCTTTTTTATGTTAGAAGACACTCTTAAAATGTCATTCTTTAAAAGATATTGAATTTCATCTTCTGAGAGTCCTCCACCTTTTCTTGAATCTATTAATCTTCCTATTCCTATAGTCCAAAAACCATTAATGTCTTGATAAGCAGATCGCTTTTTTCCTTCATGTCTTGTCAAAAGTTGCTCAAGTGTCTCACTCATTTTCTCTCCAAGGTAAAATTTACAGCTTCTTGCGGACAATTATCAATAACTTTGTCAATAGTATCTTCAAAATGCATATAAACAAATCCCGAGAATGCTATTCCTTCAGACATTTCAAGGAATCCAGGAAGATACTTTTCACAAATCATACACTTGTTACATTTGTCTGATGCCTTCAAAAGGTATTTCATTTATCATCCTTTCTTCTGTTTCTCTTAAGACTCATGTATCTTCTTATAGATGGCATCACTAATTTACGACTAATGAACCTACTGGGCACAGGCCATAATTCTACTGGGAGCTCTGTGCATCTGGCAAGTATCGCAAAATGATGTATTAAGGCCAACATTACTCCTATTGTCATAATGGAATCATATTGAAATGAGCTCCAGTGTCTGGCCAGGGATATAATCAGATAACCACCGATGCCCATGGTGAGTAAACTGGTCATAACCCCAGCCAGAAAGGTCATACAAAAATTCATATTCTTGCAGGATACCTTATGTTGATTTTTATGCATCCACTGAGCATGACGAGCAATTATCCAGCCCCATTGTAGGGTTTCATTTACTAAAGTAAAAGCTATAACACCGAGAAATATATTAAAGTAGTGCATCAATGTGTACCTCTTGGTATTATCATAGATCGAGTGTTCAAAAGTTCTTTGTAATATTCTTTTTCGAAACCCTGTAACTGTAATATTGCATATACTGAAAGACCTACAAGTACAGTTAACAGAGTTCCGCACACCCATGTAAATGTTCCGAACTTTCCCTCCAATGAGGATAATCGGATGGATACATCTTGAGTGGTTCTTTCAAGAGATGTAATATCTGTTTCATGTCTAACTAATTTCTCAGTGTTAGACTCATGTGAGTTGCACTTCTTGTCACAGGAGTCACATGGTATTGGAGGCATTTCAGGGTTCCTTTATTTGTTAAAAGTGTTGATTACTTAAGAAAATCTAATTAAAGCAGTAGCTCCAGGTTCGGGCAATTTTGCAAGAAAGCTACCACTAATTGTATCTACTGACGCAAAAGTAAAAACGGCAATTGCTTTATTACTTCTACTGGAATTATATAATAATGCCGTGACTACACCAGTCAAAGTTACATTAGACCATAGTGCTCCTCCTTGCGTAGTTGGAAAATCAATGTACGCCATGTCATTAAGTAATGTAACTGTGTAAGGACCTGGGATAACTGCCCCACCGGCAACATAACCCGTACCAGTGCACTCCCCATAGGAGGTGTAAACTGTAGAGGCTTTGTTTAGAGTTGCAGAGGAGGTGTACAGTGCCAGTTTATACGTATCCCCAGGTAAATGTACACCACTTAGAAAATCTACTTTTGCTTGGTTTGTTAAAGCCTGTGTT